TTGAGCTTCTGCTTGCGGCAGAAGTCCAATGAAGTGTGTTTCACATAATCCTCATCCTCAACGGACGGATTAGCATGAATTCTAGCAAAAAAGTCTCTAACCTGCTTAGTTAAGACTTGATTACTTTCGTCTAGCTCTGTTCTTAGAATTGTTGCAATGGCCTGTGAAGATGGGTGGGTTTGGTACTTCTCTTTGTACTCAAACAGCTTCTCAACAAACTGTTGTAAGTATTTTTGTTCCAAAAACTCAACCTTAAAAACCTCACCGACCTGATCACAAAAGGCTCTATCCTCAAACATAATCTGGACTAGGTTTTCCTGAAAGTGTTTTCCAAATTTTGAAAAATCTTTATTTAGCATTAGCAATCCTTATGCGGTTCATTGATGTGTAGAGGTCATCCCAATTTAGCTCAGCAAAGCCGTCCTTCATCATCATTTTGATGAACTCTGTTCTTGCGAACTCTAATGGGTAGTTCTCTACCGACTCTTTGATAACTCTACTATTCTGTGGCGATAAGTTAATCGTTGATAGGTTCATCACCTGATAGTTCTGCTCAATGAGCATCTTGTTTTCAGTTATCTTATCCCAGAATCGGTTCTCCACTATAGCAAGGTCGAACACATCTTGCAAGAGGCAATCCTCCTTCTCAAGCAAGATTGGCATTCTTTTCGCCACAGTCTTGAGACCTACACCTTTTACACCGGGCAGGTTATCACTCTTATCTCCAACAATGGCTCTCGCAAGTGCGAAGTTTGATGGGTGAATTTTGTACTCTTCAATAATGTTGTTCTTGTTTAAAATCTGCTTTTGTGTTGGACGATAAAGGAGTGTAGAGTCATCTAGGAGTTGGAAGTAGTCTTTATCACTTGAGACAATAACTTTTTCCTTACCCTTAAAACGAGCCACCAAAGCTCCAATAATGTCGTCCGCTTCTGAGTAATCAATGTTAATCTGGCAAACTGGTAGCTGGTTGAAGTATTCAGCCAAGCGAATCATCTGCCAAATTTTATTTTGAGCTTCTTGCTGCTCTGTTAGGTTCTTAACAGCCCTGTTTAATCTAATAGGCTTTCGCCCTTCCTTGTAGCCTTTGTTGACCTTTCTTCGTTTTGATGAACCCTCGCGGCCATCCCAACAAATGTAGACTTGTGTTGGCTTAACCTCCCTACACAGCTTTTGTAAAATCTTTAGAGAGCCCTTGATTCCTCCAATTGGCTGGCCGTTAGAAGACAGTGAAGGATCCACAATGTAGGCTCTGTAGTACATGTTTAACATGTCTACGATCATAATTCTATCCATAAAATAACCCCTGCTAGAGAACACATTCTAGCAGGGGCTGGAGGCGAAGTCAAGTAGTTTTTATCTTCCTTGACCTCGATAGGGTTTCTTGTATCTCTTTGAGCGCTTGTTGTGGAACTTTTTACTAAAGGTTCCGGCACCTTGATTCGTCTTCTTCTTTTGGCTCTTATGGTCTCCCTTCTTTTTACTCATCATTTACCTCCTTTTCCTCATAAAAATCGCTAGAGTTGCCAATCCTCTTGTCAAACTTCATAACCACTTCCTCTTCCAACAATTCCATAACTCTATTGCAGAACTTCTCATCTTCTAACTTAGTCATCCACTGCTTGCTTTGGAACTTGTCTGTAGATCCGTCTTCATAGTGAAGAGTAAACCAAGCACCAGCACTTGTTAGCTTCTCTGATGACTTAACTGCTTCAAACCAGCTTTCCTTATCCATAATCTTTACTTCATCACCAGCCCATAGAATCTTGAAGTTACATTGTCTTCCTTGAGTTCCAAAGCGGGACTTCTCAATCTTTGCCTTAACCTCTGTACCAATCCTAAATCCCTTATCATCAAAGATGAAAGATGACTTACCCTTACGAGCAGTTAGCCAGATGCGAAGCGAGTAAGAATAAGCTAGAGCCTTACCACCTGGGGTAAAGTAAGGTGTAGTAAGAGCTTCTGCCGTGCTTCTAGTAATGTTTGTCTTCAACTGATTTAGAATTAGTAGAGTTGACTTTGTGTTTGCTATCGGTTGAATCAACTTCGCCATTCCTTTTGATAGGATACGAGGCTTCACGGCCATTGTTGATAGCGGGTTAAAGTCTGACTCAATGTCTGAAACAGATGGTGTTAGAGCCATAGAATCCCAAATGAATAGCATTTGGCTATCATTGTTCGCAAGTAGGCTCTCAATTGTTTCTAACACAAACTCTACCGAACTAGCTTGAACATAAAGCAATCTCTCAATGTCGCAGCCAGCATTAGCTAAAAATTCTGGGTCAATAGAGCTTTCTGAATCAAAATAGATAACATCAATGCCCATTCGTTGGGCATTACCAGCGATTTGTGCTGCCATGTAAGATTTACCAGTTGCTTCCAAGCCAGCAATCTCACTTACCTTTCCTACAGGGATGCCACCCCAATCTCCTCGTTTGATAATCCCATCAAGCCACTTACACCCCGTAGGAATAAACTGGTTTACTTCTGTTGGGTTGTCCTCCGATAGAGAGAAGGCAACATTAGTTCCTGCTTTTTTATTAATTAATTTTTTCATGTCGGCTAAGTTTAACCGACCAGTTGCTGCTTTCGCCATTTTTTCTCCATAATAACGGAGGGGGAGCTTTCGCTCCCCCTACCAAACAATTAACTAGCGAGTAGATCCTTGAAGGCATCATCTACAGATGAGCCATTGGACTTGTCTGTAACAACAACTCCATCGGAGCTATCGCCATCCTCACCGAGTAGGAACTTATCTAGAATAGCTGAAACATCTTCCTTTGACTTAACCTCAAAGAGCTTATCAAAATCAGGCTCGCTATCTAGGAACTCACTCATCTGGTCGGGATCACCGGACAATGCTGAGGTCTTACGACGAGCAGTAATGTTAGTTGATGGGAACATAGCGCCTGGAGCCTTACCATAAGTTAGAACCAAGTCAGTTCCGTTATGTGGATCGGTGATGTCACCGTAATCTGGATTTAGGACTAGTTGTAGCAAGTTCTCGTAAACAGTCTTGCTGTAGCCCCAAACCTTAACACCTTCGGCATCTTCACCACGAACTACTACTGGTGAGAAGAATCGGCTTTTCGCTACAATCTTGCGAGCTAGCTGGCGTGAGTCCTCATCGCCATCATCATAAAGCTTTGACACAAAATCGCAAACTGGACAGTCCTCTCCAAAGTTCTTCTTTGGACACAGGAAACCAGCCTTCTCTCCCAAGTTGTAATGAAAGTGAAAGTGCTTGAAGGGGTCGCCATCCTTAGTTGGTAGAATGCGAACAACATTCTCGCCATCTACTGGCTTCCAGAACCGCGCAGCAGCGCCGCCCTTACTGTGTAGGGCTGCCAGCTTCTGGCGCATTTTTTTAAGATCAATACCCATTTATTCCTCCGTTTTATGTTGGGTTGTCTGAACGACATTCGTAAATGCTTCTACATAAACATGATTAGAAGACCATTCTGAATCAATAATTTTGAATGAAGCTTGTTGACTACTCTCTTGTATTTGAGAGTTTATTTTTTCTACGACACCGGGTGTCTCCAGTGCCTCTTTACTCATAACGAAATAGTAACACTTTTCTCTGATGTTGTCAAGCGGAAAGTACAACATCTCTTCTCCGCTGCTAGGGTTTACCACACCAAAACTAGAGATTCTGTTGACTTCCGATGGACTCTCTAGATTTGTGAATAAGCCCTCTGTGTTTTTAATGTAATTTGTCATGTGGAAAGTTCCCGCTATTGTGCTGGCAACATAAATTTTTTTCTGTAAGAAGCTTACTTCAACCTCTTTGAAAAGCTCCAGCACATCATAAAGATAGATTCTACTAAACACGCCTGAGCGAGTCAACTCTTGTAGTATACCACGAGTCATGCGCTCTCTTAACTTTTGTTTGTTAGATAGAAAGTTTTTTTCTGGCCTAACATAGTGAATTGTAATCTTTTTGTTTTTGATTTTCTCCAAAATTCTAAGTGTTGCTCCGGTAGTCTTGCCACCTCCGAACAAGAAGACGTGAACATCATTATGCCCCACTTTCTTACTAATGTCAAGGCCTGTCTTCTCTTCGTATTCATTGATTGTTTCTTGCTTCTCAATTAAAACAGTTTCAACACTATTCAAATCGTCGGGAAAGCTTGTGTCTATCAGTAGAACATCATAGGTTTTATGCCGAGCTAATTCATTAGCAATCTGACAGCCGCCAGTTCCAATTCCGATTATCTGCATAGTTCTTTCATTTCTCCATAGTTCACACCAGCAGCGATGTTAACCTTAAACTCACCAAAGTCAGTGTTGCCGTAAGTCTCTACAAGATCTTTCAAAAGATCTCTGTCTTCCTCGTTATAATCGATTAAGACTGAATCGTGAATGACCGCTGTAATGTAGCTTTTTCTGAATTTTAATAGTTCATCTAACTTGATTGCTTGAGTTAAGCACACATCTGAAGCTGTGCTCTGAATTAGATAGTTTAGAGCATGGAAATCATCACTAGGAATCTTACGACCAAAAGGGGTAGTAATGAAGCCATCTTTGTAGTAGGTTGACAAAATTTTATCCTTGTTGTAGAATCTGGACATTAGATTATCTTCAGAGTTGGGATTGTAAAGCCAAGCAAAAGCCCGCTTTTTCGCTTCTGCTCGGGTTCCCAACCCCCTAAAGACATTATTAATGTTCCACTCGTGGATGTCTTCCTTCGGCTGCTCTTCGCCGTTTAGAGCCTGTAGGACACGAAGTTCATTGGCATTAAAGTCTAGTTCTAAAAACCAGTGATTGTGCGGCTTTAGAATGTGACGAAATCTTTTATCAAAAGCCAAAATCGGAAAACTGTTCTTTTGAGTAGAAAGGCGTCCTGTCTTTGACTTGAAAATGTTGTAGTTGATTCTATCAGTACTGTTTAGGAACTTTTGAACAGCAGAAAAGTCAGCCTTCTTTATAAACCGTTGGTTTAGTTTCTCCTTATCGAGGATTAGTTTCTGACCTGAGATTTTGGTTAGAAGAAGGTTGACATCTTTTAAGAAAGAGTAATTCGCAGGCTTGTTAAAGTTTTCAAATACAAATTTTGTAATTTCTGTCTTGTCCTCATAAAAGTCTGTAAGGAACTTATCTGGTACCAAGTCATAGAAACAGTGGTCGTCCAGGCTCACTTTAGCCTTGCCTAGCGAATTGATAAAAGACTTCATCCGTTTGGTAGAGCGCTGCCACCTAGAGTGGAGGTGGTGCGGTAGTGGGACATCATCCATGCTATCCACTCCAGCGTAGAGCTTGGCGTACTCTACAGTCTCAGACATAAAGTTAGGAGAGCAATCCCAAGTCTGGGTAAAGCCATGTCCAACATCTTCTTTGTAGATTTTGCCGTCACTATAGTAGCCGACACACTCAATCTTGTTATCAAGAATCTGAAAAATCATTTAAGTAACTGCTGTCCTCACCAGTCCTCTTGTCGAACTGATCTTGTGGGGACATCATAACACCGTCGTCAAACCTTGTCAAGTTGTTTTCGCTGAGGGTAGGCTCTCTGTAAGTTACTGTTCCGAGATTATAAAGAATGTAGTTAAGAGAAGCTTCTAGGCCCTTTTTAATGCTTTTCTTTTTATTAAAGTAATAAATTGAAGCAACATTCTTAAGATGAAAGCTTCTTCTTGAATCGTTCACTTCCAAGCCAGCTTCATAAGTTCTTATGTCATAAAACAACTCAAGTAAAAATAGATTTTGTTTGTCGTTAGATTGTTCTCTTACTGGTGGTAAAAAGCGATCCTTATAGTTATAAAAGCAGCCTACTAAAGAACTAGAACTAGATGTCTTGTTAGTTTTGTAAATTGGAAAAGCTTGAATAAAAGTAATATAGCTAGCATAAACATAGTTAAAAAACTCTTCAAAATAGTCTACTACATTTAGTTTCTGGTAAAATAAATCAAAAATTTCTTTTAAGGGGATCTCTTTTTCGCTATCTTCTGTTATCTGCTCTGTGATAAAAGGCTTTGCATTATCACTTAATAAATTAAATGTAATTCTCCAAGGTGAATTTCGATCTATTCTAAATCCATACCTCTTACACAACTCTTCAAACACAGGAAAGTTGGCGTCACTAATGAATTCAAAAGCTTGTTCATCATTTCCATATTCACCTTCAAAAATCTCTAACGTAAGTCCATTGCTGTTAATTGATAAATTATTAGATTCAGAAAAGCCAACCCTAGTAAAAGAAACTTTATTGTTCTTGACAAATTGTTTTAAAACTTGAACAAAGTCTTCAAAGTTTTTAATGTTGTCAGACTCACTTTGTGGTAAAAGCTGAGATTCAAATAATTGCTCATAAATAGCTTGTTGGTTTTCACTATATTGTTTTGTTGCGCTAACCCACCCTTTTATTGGATCAATGCTTTTTAGAAAAAATTCTGAATTGTTATTAATGTAACCATCTAAATAAAGCGTCTCATAATGTAGTCTCATTTTTTTAAACGCTTGTGCTACAAAGTTAAGACAGAAAACTAAATTTTCATTGGTGTCTTTTGAAACCTGCTCTAAAAATGACTCTCTTGGATAGATAACTCTACCATTAGTATCTACTTTGCCATAAAAGGGAATGTCATACCAAAAATCAAATTGGCTTGCGTCCTCATCATAAAGATCATCATAAAGTTGTCTGCTATTATATAACTCTTTTGTGGTTGAATTATTATTGGCAGAGGGCAAATTTGCCATTAGATTGGCTCCTTAAAGTCTTTGTACTCATCGTTTTGTGGCGGCTGTCCGACGTTAGTTCTGCTACTTGGGCTGAAGTCGCTATTAAGTCCATTTGCTGCAAGAACTGATGCGTCAAGTCTAAAAAGATCTTCTAAATATTGAACAACAGAAAGCTTTAACGCTGTAGGTGGAATTAAATCTTCAACATTTTGTTGGGTAACATCGGTCCCAGACTTTCCTTTTTGTGCTGCCGGATTAAACACCCACGTTCCCGCAATGCTTGTTTCATAATTACCCAATGAAATAGAGTCAGTTACATTCTGAATTGCATAATAGCCAACAATTCCGGGGTCAAAAGTGTCCTTATCAATCCCCAAAGGGTTGGCAGGAATAGTAAAAAAACCACCCTTGAAGAAGATGTTATTTCCTATTGTAGTTACATTAGCACTATATCTATACTTTAACAAGACCTCTGCTGAGTCAACTAGAGAGTCAGCCCACAGCGCAGTTCTTAAGCCGGGGAAATCTTGTGCATTAAAAGAAATGTTCTTCAACAATCCTGAATCTGCGCCTATCTTTACATGTGGTGCATTAAATTTTAAGTCTTTTACCTCGTCAAATGGCGGGTTTACAGACGAAAGGTTTCTTAATAAGTAAGGACTAGTTGTGGGACTGCTTACCCCCTTCAAAGTTGTATACAAAACAACGGTCTTTAAGTTGCTGCCGGTAGCTCCTTGATTTACAGTTTTTAATTTACTTTGAAATTTCTTTAAATCTGTTTTTGAATTAGATTCATAGATAGATCTAAAGAGCGCCTGTTCTTTTTTATCTCCAGTCATCTTTGTTAAATAAAAGAACGGCTTTATTCTTCCAATATTATTTCTTCCAAACAACGAAATAGAGTTATTTATTAGAATTTCTGGTATTAAATCCGACATAACATCGTTTAAAAAGTCTCCGAAGCTGTAAATAATTTTACCTTGAGACAAATAGTTTTTGTAATACCATTTTTGAAATTCATCAGACGAGATTAAGATGTCACCTATGTTTAAAGAGTATCTTTTTCCAAATGCATTGGTGTGTATGTTACTAAAGCCAATAAATGGAGCTTGATTCTTTTTAAAATCGTCTTCTAAGTTTTCATAAGCGGCAGTAATCAGTGAACGAACAGAAAAGAAAACAATTTCACCAAAAGAGTCATTACTGGCTCTATTATCATTTCCAATTGGACAATTTAAGATTGTTCCTATTGTTTTATCTAAAACTTCTAAAGCTTGATCGCCCGTTTTACCCTTTATTTCTTCGAAAACTATGTTTTGGTCAAACTTTTCTGATGAAGAAATGGAAAAAGCTGTTTTTCCTATCTCTGTTGATTGAAGCTTTCCTTTTATTGATTCCTCCAAGAACAATTTTGTCATAAAGGTAAAATTTCTGGTGTCGTTTTTCTTTTCTGCGTTACTAAAAAAACTTAACTTAAACAACTCTTTATTTACCCTAATTCTATCAATTAAGTTTTGTTTCATTAAAGGAGCAAGTTGCTGATTTAGCTTATTTAAAACTCTTCTTTGTCTTCTTAACTTTTCTTCTAGCTCTCTTTTCCTACTTTCAAAGTTTTGTCCTGACTGATTTGTCTGAGAGTTGCCAGCGACTCTGGTCGCTTGTTGCCTTCTTTGTTGTTTTGTCTTTAAAATTCTAAGTTCATCATCAATTTTTTGAGAATTGGCTATTAATTCTCTATATTGTTGTAATAATTTTCTAGTTGACTCTTCTTTAGCCAAGCTAGCTATTTCAAAATTTCCTTTTGGAATTGAAATGTCTGATTTTTTATTAAATAAATCTTGATCCTGTTGAGTAGTGTAAGATGTAGTTAGCTTAACTGTTCCATCTTGCTCAAAATTAAAATTATGTGATTTGTATCTAAGAATAAATCTTTTCTTTTCTTTTAATAGAATTTGAGATTGAATCTTTGGTGGAATTATGCTGGGGTCGGTAAATCTTGAAATGCCATAACCATATTCTAAAACCAACTCTTCAAACTTTGGCTGTAAAAAAGCCATCACTTTAATAAAACTAAAATCATCTACGTCTTGAACTTTTTGTTTTCTAGTTAAAATGTTTATGTTTTGAAAAAAGAAACTTATATCAACATTAACACTTAAAATGTTTCCCAAGGCTGGGAAATTTCTTTTTACGCTAACTGTTTGAATTCCCGCACCATCACCTCTGGCAAACTTTTGAGAAAGCACTTGAGTGTGAGGACTATATTCCGACTCTTCTGAGAAAGACTTAAAAGGAATAACAAACTCTTTCCATGGATCGTTTTCTTTTTTTCTATATCTATAAATTAATTTAACAAAAGGAGTTAAAGACGCTAGTTCTTCTGATCCTATGTTTGACATGAACTTTAAATATTCTTGATATTGTCTTTCTAGCGCAGCGTTTGCTGGCTTGCCGGGAACAAAACCCTGTTCAAAGTCTTGATGGTGTTCTGCATGAATGCTAAAAATTTTATTTCTTTTATTTGATCTAGCAGAAATTATTCTTTTGTAAACATCGTCTGGTAATCCTTTGACTCTACCGCTTTCAAATGCATCGTCATACAAAATAGTTGCTAGGGCGCCCCTGTTTGATGATGAGTTTCCTCTATTAATTTGAGGAGTAAACACTTCATTTAAAAAAGTTTGCCTATTCAAGCCTCCAGGCGCAATAGGAAAAAACAATTGTAAAGATTTATCTAATTCAAGTGACATTATTATAAACCGATTATGCTCAACAACTCGTCTAAGAATAAAGGAACTAAAACTGTCTCGCCCAACTGAACGTGTTGTTCAGTTGGTTTTTTATTAAACCAAGCAATTACCCACCAATATTCTGGATTATTATAATACTTTGAAGCTAATTTGTAAAATCTGTCACCTACTTGCCAAGTAACAGCCGCTGTCTCAATTTGATCATAGATTTCTTGTGTTGGATAGCTTAAAGTATTAACCCCCGTTTGTCTAATCCCTTGTTCTCCATATCTAGCTTTGAATGTTTTTCGATAGCCAGAGGTGGCATTAATAAACTCCACCAAATTATTATATCTAGAGATTGCCATTATTTGCCTCCCAAGAGTTTATTTGCTGTTTTACCAGTTTCGGTTCCAGTAAGACCGCCTGTGCTTCCTGCCTGCCTAGAAGTGTCTGTGCTTGTAGCCGAAGGGTTTGCAGAGCCATCTGTCTGTTCTTTAAAGAACGTTGTTCCTGAGCCATCAAGAGCGTAGGGAAATTGATCACTGTCTAAGAACTCTCCCTTTTCATTAAATCCCGGTGTTCCCTCATGTAAGACGTTGATGTTGAAAGAAAGCTCATAGGTTTTAACATAAATTGCGCCGTCGCCAGTGGCAGAGTTGGCAGCCCCCTCCTGACCGGCTACAACAAAAATGCCGTTTGACTCTATGCCATGAGTAATTCCCAGTGACCCATTAACGTAACCTAATAACCCTCTAGCTGGGTTTGTGTAATCACAAATAAGATTAGCAAACTTAACTCTTATGAGTGGTGGAGAGTTGATAATTTTAGTTTTATCGCTTTGAGTGTTTAAATAAGATGGGTAAAGGTTTTTTACAATTGTGTTAATGTCTGATAAAATTTCTCTAGCGTGCTCTTCTTTAAACGCTGGCAATGATAAGTTAAACTGGATTGCTCTTGAGGTGCCTTGATAAACAGGAATTGGATCAACACGGCCAAAGACATCAATAGATTGAAACTTAGGTGAAAAACTATCTTGTAAGTTTTTCAGATAAGCTGGGAACGAAACACTATCTCCTATTGTTGGGAACTGAATGAAGACGTTGGCAAATGGATACTTTAATCTTAGCTCTTTCTCTTCATTTGGAGAATATTTTAGTTTTTGATCTTCTTGTAGGGTTTTTTTATAAACCTTTAAAGCGTCGGCATTATTATGCATTAGTTACTAGCTCCCGACATTGTTTGGCTAACCGGTGTCATGGTCTGTGCAGGCGCACCAGACATTGGCGCTGTTGTGGATGTCTGTGGTGCAGGTGCAGGCGGCGAGGCGCTCTGACCTCGTGCTATTCTTGTTACACGATTTAGGGCAGCAGTATTTTTATCTGTCGCTGTAATTTGCTTATAAATTGCCTCACCCGTTTTTTTAGAAAACTCTTTAACATTTGTGTTCATTTGCAAAGCAGCTTTTTCACCCATTTCAGCGTACTTATTTATCGTTGGCGCCAGCCTATCTAATTTATTAAGTGCAAACGCTTGACCAATTCTAACCATGCCCTGACGGAAATCCGTGGCAGCTTGAAGCGCTCTTTCGGCAGACATTGTAAACTTACCCATTAATTGTTCGTTAGTAATTTGAACTTTCTCTGCTCTTGTTGTCATTTCCCTAGCGCGTTGAGCCTGTTCTTCGGCGCCCATTGCCATTAAGCCTGTAGTTCCTTGAACAAATTTATCAATTTCTGCGGTTTTATCTCTATTGATTAGTGATCGGATCATTCCAACATCGACATTTAGAGTGCTAGCCAATTCTCTTAAAATTGCCCTTTGTCCTAAATCGCTCATGCCCTTAATTCTATCACCAACTTTTCCAACTTGATTGGCAATGTATTGCATTCTTTCTGGCTGTGTCATCAAAGTTGCCTGAACTGCGTCGAACGAGCCTCCCAAGTTAGAAAGAAGCATGTTTAGCTTTCCACCAAACTCCATTCCCCCTTCAATTGTTTCAAAATTATCTGTTAAGCGAGTTAAAGAACTAACCTCAGTTCCCAGCCTACGAGCCATTTGTTGAAACACAGTAAACTTTTTTAGTGCTTTATCGGGATCTAATTCAACAAAGAAATTAGAAGCGGACGAGGTAAAATCATCAAAGACCTTTGTTACCGGCTGTCCTGTGTCGATAGCAAACTTCATTAGTCTTCTAGAAAAACGATCAGTTTGTTGGGCGCTTAACTGCAATCCAGTGTCAAGCTGATTAATAAATCTTGTTGATGTGCCAATAGACACTCCAAATTTTTCATTAACCGCTGCAATTTTTAATAGCTCATCTCTTTGACGAGGAAAACTAGTAGAAACTGTTGCCGCTAGATTAGTTTGAAAATTTGTAAAAGCCTCATTTAAACTTTGAAAAGTTACATTGTAGGCTGCCAGAGCATCTTGTTGTTTACGAAGATTTAAAATAAACTGTCTGCCATCGACGCCAGACTTGTTTAATCCTATTCTATATTTTTCAATGTCATCAATTACTGGTGAGATGGCTGTAAGGGCTTTTTCTAAACTGCCAAAAATGCCCTTTCCAACAGCAGTTCCAAAAAGATCACTAGCTGAAGTGGCTTTAGTAAGACCATTAATAAGATCTACTGTGTTGCCGCCCAAGCTAACTAATGCTTTTTCCGCAATAGTGGTGCCGCCTGCTAAATCACTTAAGGCTCCTGCGGCGCCCTTTGCGCCCTTAGTAAGTTCACCAAATCCGCTAGCGGCTGTGCTAGCAGTTTTACTAGCACTGCTCGTGGATTTGCTGGCGCTTAGAGTTTTTAATAATAGACGTTTTTGTTTTTCATTAGCACCTGAGCCTTTAATTGCTTGAGGTGTAGTGTCGTTATTATGTGCTTTTTCTAATAGACGTTGAAAATCTGTTAATGATAGAGCCAATGTAGTTTACCTCTTTATAATTAGATTATTCTTCTAAATTATCGTGAAACTTTATAAAGCGCTCCGCAAACCAATTTCTTAAATTGATAGGAAAGTTGTAAACTTCTGAAAAACTAAAATTTCCCTTGAACACTAAAAAGAAGATTTGCTCGTAAACATCTACAAAATACTTACTCGGAAGACCAAAAAAAGTTAGCCCCAACAGGCACACCTCCTTTGTTTTTATGCCCACAAGATTCACACTCTTGCTCGTAAGTAAAATCAACATCAGGTGAAAATTTACTATACTGTGACTTTAAAAACCTTGAATCTTTTAATAGCATGTTTTGTGAAAATGAAACTATAGTTGATAGTTGTCTATCTCCATCTATTGAAACAATCATCCTTCTATGAAGCTCAAATGTTTCATTTGTTTCAATGCCAAGTTTTGCTTGCTTTTCTACCGCCTTTGTAGCATCATTAATCTCTGCGGCTGTCATTATTTTAAATTCAACTTGTTTTTTAGAAACAGGTAGTTCAACAGAAACTGTGTTGTTTTCTGTTATTTTATTAACATCAACTTCAACAAATCCTAACTCTCCTAAGTTGACTGAACACTCTAATTCTTTAAGACAGTTTTGACAGTTTGTAACAAACTCATATTCTTCGCCATAGGAGTTCTTTCTAGCATTTATTAAAATTGCATTTCTATCACCGGGCAATAAACTTGTTGAGCTTACTCTATCAACTGTGACACTTTCAATTAATTTATCAAACATAACTCCAGCTTGAGCGTAAGCTTGGGAGCTTAAAATATCTTCCTCTCTAGTAGTCATAAAACGAACTTCTACTTTTTCCTTATTGTGCCATGGGTGACTTTGTGGGTAAAATAAACCTTGAGACGGTAATTCTACAAAGTCTGTAGGGATTTGATAGCCTGTTGGTGAAGCTTGCGGCATTGGCGCCTGTGGAGGCTGACTAGCCATAAACTTCTCTTCCTGTTGCTTCATGAATTGATCTAAAAGCTCAGGAGGGATTTGAGTTCTACCCTCATTATTTCTCATTTTAACCTCTTAAAATTGTGGTAGTGCGTCACCAATTACAGTAAATGGCGAAGCACCTAGTTCTAACTTAGCCCAATCATATTGTACCGTAACTGAAATATCTGTTAAGCCATCTTCTGAATAAGAATTATCACTAAACTTGACAGAAGTTATCATGCCATTGTAGATTGTCCAAGACTCAAAAATAGATCCATCTGGTCTTAACGATAGGATTTTTAAATTACCTAAAGCTCTTGTTAAGTTTTCTTTAGTTAAGTTTCTAACTCCAAAAATCCTATCTCTAGTTGCCCCTAAAGCATCGCCACCCAATAAATCTAAAACAGCGCTGCCAACGTCACTGTTCACCTCGTCTGGATAGTAGTAGGAGTGGGCTAACAGCTTATTCATAACATTGGCACCGACCGAGCCAACTGTTTCGCCTCCGAATATTTCTCTAATTGTAAAACTAATTTGTTCCCATTTAACTTTTACTGGGTAGCGAACAACATGATCCAATAAAACATGTTCTTGAGTTTGAATTGTGTAAGATGGTCTTTCAATTCTGCTAATGTAAAAAGCGGGAATGTTATCAATTACAGCAATAAAGCGAAACTTTTGCTGTGCGTTAATGGCTAAATCTTGAGGAAATAGTTGAGACTGTCTATTGTAAACAGTGTATTTTGCAATATTGCCTAGTGAGCCTGCCATGTAATAATTAGTTTATTTTACAAATTATTATTCAGTAGCACTAAAAGTTTCTAACTCAGCCCAATCATAAGAAATTTGAAGTTGTAGCTCAATTAAGCCTTCATCGCTGTAGCTCATTTGATTGTAAGCTACGGACTTAACCCAAACAGAGTTTAGTCTCCAAGTCTCGATTGTCTCACCAGCAGTGTTAAGAGTATCAATTGTAACCTGACCCAACTGGTCAATAAAGTTAGCTTTACCAACTGACTTTCTTAGGTAGTTAGGATCACCGGGAGTAGCACTAAAGTCACCGGGGTAGACATAACCAGCATTTCTTACGAGAGCCAACAGTTTACTTGAGACATCGGGATCAATTGGATCAACTAAGCTAATGCTAATATCATTCCATGAGACTCTACCTGGGAACTTAAAATCATGAACCAAAAACTCATGCTTAGCTTCGCCAACTGTTACTGTTGGTCTGTCTGTAGTCTTAACAACATAGGCTGGAATGCCTGCAATGTTAAGAATAAATTTGTATTTTCTTTTTGGTTCTGTTAGTGGGTTTGCCCAAACTGGAATTGCTGTAGCCATTTATTTTTTGTCTCCTAAACCTAAATAGTTTGTCCTTAAATTAATCATCAAAAGATGCCCCAGTGTTGGTGATGATGAAGTCTAGAGCAATGTACTCAATAGCTCTTGCTGGCTTGATGAACAACTTGGCGTACAAGATGTTTCTATCAATTAAGTCAGGTGTAGTTGTGGTTTCATCTAGAACCAACTTGTAGTCAGTTAGACCAAAGCGAGTCTTAACATCGGTTAAGAATGGGATAGCCTGATTCTTAAAGTTATCCCAAGTGTCTGGAACATTTGGCTCAAATAGAATTCTATTAGAGATTCTTGAAATGCCCCTCTTAAGGAAAATCATTAATCTGCGAACGTTAATTCTATCTAGGGCTGAGCGCTCAACCTGTAGAGTCTTCTGACCAAAGATGACTACACCCTCATTTGGGAATGTAGCGATTGGGTTAACACCAACCTCGTATAGATCATCTCTGTCGTCCTTGAAGAGCTTGAGGGCTGTAGAGACGACTGGAAGTCCAGACACACCAGAGGATAGCCCACCACGGTTAAAGCCAGCAGGAGCGAACCATGGGGCTTGTACACGGTCTGTGTAGGACATTGCGCCTAGAGCAGCGATGGATGGTGGAACCCAAACATCTTTAGCATTAATATTGTCGCGAATCTTAACCCATGGGTAGTAAGTTGCTGCGTAGCTTGAGTTATACTTTTGTGTTTTTACAAATTTAACAGCTTCTACTACGTCACCATTGGACTCACTATCTCCACCATACTTGTATTCGTGGGGAGCAACATAACCCTTATCAATATCGAAGACGGCTAGAGCGTCTGCTCTCTCTTCTGTGTTTGTAATAAGAGTGCTAACTAGAGTTGTGTTCTCTATGCCAGGAATTGAAACAACATTGTAAGAAACTACTTCTGGATTCTTAACTGTGTTAATTGCTCTTTCAAATGAGTTGAACTCGTAGCTAACTGTCTCACTGGCTCCAACGTTAACATTGGCTAGTGGATCGGACTGTGTAATATCAAAGCCGTCAGTTCCACCAAAGAATAGCGTAGTTAAGTTACCTGCTCCAGCATTTAGAACAACCTTGTAGCTGCCTGAATCGGCATCTGGACCAGCAGGGAATCCTGTTGGGAATGAGCCGGTTGTGGTTAGTGAGTAGCCGCCTGCTCTAGCTGAGGTGTTGATGTCTAAGAAGGAAGAACTACCAACGCCGACTGCGCCTGCTCCATTTTGGTCTTTGAATGTTAAGTCTTCCAATGAAACAACATACTGGTATTCCAAGATGTTTGATAAATCAGCATCGTATTGATTACTAACGCCTCTTGGTTTGCTTCTTACGAGATCTCTGATGTCTGCTTTAAAGTTACTACCACCGTCTGCTGTTGTCTGAACACCAAAGTAAGCTTGTCTGTAGTCTAGTAGACTATCTGTGTTGGCTCTTGTTGGAGCAGATGGGAAGTTAATCTTAAGACCGCCGACAAGACCAGAGCCTGATAGAATCGCAGTTACGAAAGCATTGCCGAAAGCATTATCACCAACACCTCTTAGAACGCCACTATCAATTTCGTTATCAGTTCCAAAGACACTGCTAATGAATTTAGTTGGACCAGTTACACCAAATGGGACATAATCTGCTGGGAAGCCGTCTGAGAATTCAGAAGCAGCTTCAACTCTAACATATTTAGAGTTATTTGGGAACTCGCCCTTTTCAATAATTCTACCTTTTGTGTAGTCATACTCTGAGTATCTTGTACCAACTCTTCTTAGCAAGTAGTTGTCTGAATTTGGATTTAAGTTACAGCCTTCAAAAGATTCAACAATTTTAACATTATCGTCGCTATCTTGGATCTGTCTAAGCTGAACTGTAAATGTGGCGTAGGGATCTACATCCTCGTTGATCGGCGCTCTAATGTTGGCTAGTGAAACCTTGATGTTGTTCTGTGTCCATTCACCAGCATCCAAGCCAACAAAGCGGAATAGTTTTTTAAGTCTTCCATTTGTTAAGTTAGTAGAAGTTGTTGAACTCCAGCTAGCTGTGTCGCTTGATAGGTCTTGGCTTAGGAACCAACCTGATTTTGAGTAGCTGTTTGACTCTAAAGCGCCTTTTCTAACATCGTGACCCTGAATATCACTTCCTGCTGCGCCAGCAGTGGTAAATCCACCCAAGCCAACAATAGCTCCAAACACCTCCTCGGTTGTGGAGTTTGTTCCTGTTAGTTCTGCTTCGTAAGTTGTTTCGAAGGTCTCGCCTAAGAAGTAATTGATTTTACCATTTGTGGCGCTTGATCTTCCAATTAGGGTTGGATCGGTGTTAAAAACCTTTCTAATAAAGTTTGACTTACCCTTGGAAAAGGAAACACCAAATGAACCAGAGGCAGCGCCGGCAATTGATCCTGAAAACTGAACTACTAATTCGCCACCAGTAGATTTAATTAATTCTGATGAGCCTTTTTTGCCGTCACCAGCAGCATTAGATCCGCTTAAAACTGGAGCGCCATCACCCATGTAAAAAATAGCTGCTACAGAACCAGTTGGCTTTGCGACACTAAGATTTGATGCTGATGGAAAAACCACCAAGGCGTAAGCGCCACCATTAGCTTCAGCAGCCGCATCGTTAAAGTCGGCAGTACCGACTCTCCAACCTGCTGCGCCTGTGTCTGTTTCGCCAACTGCGCTGTTTTTAACACCAAGTGTTCTAACGAAAGTTAAGGCTTCGCCGTTTCTTAACCATGATTGGGCTGCGTAAGTAGCGTACATTGGAGAAGTGTAGTTGCCCTCTCTCCAAACATCACCGCCATTACCACCGGCTACTGGCTCACCAAAGGTAGCTACGAAATCTGAAAAGCTTCTTACCTCTACAGGGGTAAAAGCCGGTCCTCTTGCTGCTCTACCAATTACGCACGCGCCAATTGCTGGCTCGTCTGCTGGAATTTGGGAGCGGTCGATCTCCTCGATTCGGATACCGGGTGAAATAAATCTAAAGTTTTTTGCTGAAACTGCCATGTGTTAAAACTCCTCGGACAATAGTCTAATGTAAATAGTTTTTCAAAAGCCAAAATGCTTATTGTCTAAAGAAACCATCGTCGTTGTCAGGATTCCTCTCTCTTAACATACTACGCTCTCTTGTGAATCTAATCTTGGCTGGTGATTCACGACTTACGACATAAGGAGTATCTTGATTTATCCCATCGGCAGTAACATAACCCAAGACCTTTATTTTGATTTCAGCGTCAAATTTCTTTTCCTCTCCACCTAGATTAGAAGCGTTGCTGCTAATTGAGTAATCATCCTCAATAAAAGCTTCGTATTTATGGTTTTCGTGTTCCACTAAGAACTGATTAATACCACCTGTGAATCTTTGAAATGGTAATAAAATCTCATTTAACTGCTGAATGTAGATTGTTCTAATTTTAATTGTGTAGTTCATGTTTAGAAACACTGGATAACCAGTGTAGAGTGTTTCATAAACCACTTCACTAGATTCAAATGGCAACTTAAAAGTTTCTTGTGTCTGATTTGTGTATCTTTTCGCTGCCGCATTTTGAAAATTCTGTGTCTTGTCTTTTACCACTCTCCTGTAGAGAGGAAAGGCCCCTCGCTTTCTATCCATCTGAGCAAAGATGTTACCGGGAATTACTCTTTCATTAGCATTTGTTTTAGAAACTGAGTTTCTTTCGACAACCATCGCTGGATAGATAATTGATTCTGAATCTATCTCTCTTAATTCTTTGTTGCTTTTAACTTGAAAAGCTCTCTCTGCGGTAATCCAAATGATTGGAACCTTTCTACGACCCTCGTTGGAATCCGTATAGATGTCTAGCTTTTCATTTAGCCAATTGTAAAGAGCAAAATCAATCGTCTCTAAGGTTGATGGACTAAGTGTTCTTTGTTTTGTAGACTTATTCGGCATTGAACTTCCCCTTTCTTGCTCTTACACACTTAGCTTCGATCTCGTAACGGAAATCAATCTGTCCGAATAGCTGCTTTGGCTCATTTAATTCTGTGATCTCATAAAAGATGTCTCCATAAAGAACAAAGTCGCCCTCTCTTACAAAGACATTTTGATCTTCACCTAATCTTCTTTTGTGAAACTTTACATTAATAGTAGCTCTTTTATCCACGCCAAAGTCTGAGGTTTCAGTCTGAATTCCTTCAAAAGTCACAAGAGCATAGACTCTAATGGGTGGTAGGAATGTTTTCTCAATTGCCTCACCATAAAGTGGATGATAGTTTGAATGTTCAATGCTTAAAGGGTAATAAGCAACTGGCTGGGCTACAACTCTGTCTGTAACTTCGTCAGTTACTTGCTTAACAAAGTCTCTTTCCTTTTTGTTAAAGAAGACTGGACCGGGCGGTGCTGCGGGTTGTTCCCATTTGTCTTTTGGGTCTGGCATTTATTTATCCTTGGAAAATAGGCATTGGAACCTTGGCAAAAATTTCGTCGTTTGTCTTAACCAATTCAGAATCTTTCTTAGCTAATTCAACATAAGTTAATTGATCTAAGATTCCATTAAGCTCTGTTTTTAGGGCTTCTTTTTCTGAACTGGCTTGACCCAATAGATCTCCTGAGTTTAGACTTACATTATCGCCTGGGATTGGCACA